AGTTTCGATAGCACGCCTACGGATAAAGAATATTTTTCTTTAACTGATAATATGAATAGTAGCAACCTGGGTAATATCCAAGTGCCACAGGGATCCACTAGGATATCCAGGGTGGATTGTGCCTTTGATACCAAGAATGCTGCTGGATACCAGGTAGTATGCCGTTTGCTAGGAAGTAATATGTCAGAACAGAATTTTACCATTATGGGAGTTGCTGGAGATACTGCGGATGCTGGAGCATGTGTAGGTTTCAATTCGGTTCCCGTTGCATTCGGTATAGCTGGAGTTAACAATATCGATTTACAGATAGCAATTCAATTCGCTTCTGCTGGATCGGCTTCGGCCTCGTCTGGCTCTGTGACTCTATATTTCGAGTGATTTTGGCTTGAATGGCTATTAAGAAACGTGCCGCCACCTTTCTAGGTGGAAGCCCTGCTCTTGTCATATTAGATGAGCTGTGCTACGCTTACTCTGGGACTGTTTCCGTTTCGGACTCGCTAACTTCGATGCTGGATTTCAATACGCCAGATAAAGTGATAAAATGTCAGTTCGAGTATCATGGTACACTTGCCCAAATAGGACAAAATCAAATTCGTATCCAGGTTCAATTAAACGGTGTATCAATCATAGACACATATATTGACGCTCCATTAGATCATACTGTGTTTGACACTCCTCCGGTTATAATTATACCTCCTTTAACCAGGGTAACTCTTGGTATGTCTCAGGGCTCTGGAGCAGATAAGGATATGGAAGTAATTTTAACTGGCAAAGTTTATGCATGACCCTAGCCGCATCTAAATCAGTCTCCAGGGCTAAGGGTGGCAATATCTACGGATGGAGTGGAAGCCAGGCTCTTAGTGCATCAGCAGTCACCCTACTATCCTATACTAATCCTTCAGCATTTTATTTAACCAGGATAACTTTAGGTGTGGACTGGTCTGGAATCAGTACGACAGAATTTATTTCATATACGATCAATGTTGACGGTACACCCTTATTTGTTGAGAAAACAATAATCACTGCTGATAACCTAGGCACTCAACCTAAAATGTTTGAATTCATGATACCGCCAAATTCAACGGTTAAGGTTCAAGCCCTACAGAGTGATAATAATGGATTCATCACTTGCATATTAACGGGGTATCGAATATGAAAAAGAAAAAAACTGATTTCGAGGAGCTTATGAAAAACGTGGATTATACCAGGTGGCTCCAGGCGTTGATTCCAGTAATGCAACCGATTATAATTTTTGGTGCCTGGTTGGGTTTTTCTATGATTGATAAAAAAGCCAGTGCCGTATCTAAGATAATTGCCCTAGCGGAACCAATACCCACAATAAATCTGAATGTACCCAGACCTGTTGTCCTGGCTTCTCTTTATCATTCTACTGATGTTGCCTTGAAAATCTTAAACGATGTCATAGATTTTTTCAAAGATTTAGAACTACCTTCAAAAGATGAAATAATAGAAGATATTAAAGAAGGTCTTGAAGAAGGATTAGGGCCTGAAGCAGTCGGATTTTTAGAGGCATTATCTGATTGTAACGAGAATGCCCAAAAGACTTTAGGTTTTACATATCCGATAGTAGGTCCATTGTGGATTGTATCATGCATGGCTCAAAAAGGGTTTTCAGTCAGTTCAGATTATGTAAAGGATTATGTAAAGGATAAAGTAACGGAAAAATATTTCTAATGACCGATTTAACCTTTTATCTTTTTGCATTAATTTCGTTTTTAATATATTTTTTAATTTATACCTATTACGTCCCTTTGAAAACCCAGCAAAAAATAGAGGCCTGGTTGAAGAGTTCTGAATCTGACGAAACTCTCCTAATGTCTCTGGATGTGATCACTAAAAAAATCAGAGAACAGATGTTAATTGATTTTGAAGAATTTATGTTGCCACAAGCTAGAGAGAGTTTTCAAAAGTTTTGGATCGGAGCAATGGGTAATGCTGCGAAAGAATTGAAGAACTCTGATGAAGGATCTAATCTTTCTCTGATACATACTATTACGGACAGTTTAAAGAATGAAAGTTGGCCTATACAGCTTTTGGGTTCAAAGCTTTTACCAATTATCACTAATGCAGCCAAAACGCAACCAAAACGCACAACTGACGCAGTGGTACGCATGGGATTGGCTGAAAAAGGCACCTAGAACGAACAGCAGCGCCCTAAACTCCCTTTTAATACCCATTGCTACCCCACCTCATCCTCAACCCCTCCCTGTCCTTTCAAACGAAAGTGACTGTAATGCTATGTTTTCGTCCCTTTCTTCTAGTACGCGTCTAAAAGGTTTTGTTTAAAGATTCTTAATGACCTTTTGACAATCGTAACAGATTGTTAAGTTCTCATTGAACCTATCAGTGCGCAAGTGATCTACACTGCGTAAACAGATGTTACACCTACGATTCATCAATCAATGCCTCTAACCAGTATGCACCAGTATCGAACCTGGTAAGTTGCCATTCTGATTTTTCAAAGTGCTGTTTCAGTTCCTTTTGGAACTTGTCCCGTCCTGTTCCCATTTCAGAAGTAAGCTGTTTCATCAGTTGTTTAGCGCTCTGGCACTTGGTTTGCCAGTTGCACTCTATGGTCTGTCCTTCTAGCTCTGCTTCTTTCTTATCCCTGTCTACTACGTTATCAGGTAGAGGAGGTAGGGAATCATAGGAGGGGTGGTAGGAAAGAGATATAGGAAAAGAAAGCTTCTCTCCATACTGTTCCGTTTCTACGATCTTGCCTGGTCCCGTAAAACGGAACCTGGCTTCCATGCCAGGTGGCACTTCCCGCATAACGGGAATGCTACCAAATCCAAACTTATTGTCTAAGCTCATCATGAACTTTACCGTGTTTTAGTATTTAACAATTTGTTCTAGCGCAAACAGTTATATAACTGATTTAACATTAATTGGTAATGCCAGTGGGACTCTACACTAGGAAAGGTAAAAATGGTCGAACGATGTATTTTAGGAATGGTAAGCTCATCAGCAAGACATCCTATGGTGCCTCTCGCAAACGCAAAGGTTCAACCAGGAAAGGCCAACCTCGTAAAGGTGCCCGCCGAGCCTACACTAGAAAGAGATCTACTGGCAATCCAAGGAGAAAATATATGAAAGCAGTCCCACACCCTAGTATTACTGGCATGGCTTCAGGCCTTGCCATAGCAGCATACCTAAACGCTGGAGAATCCGTGAAAGGTAAATTTGGTACAACATCTGTTACCGAAGGTGTAATCAAAGATATTACAGATGGTCAATTAGGAACTGCATTCAATACCCTTTCAGGTAACGCCATAGATATGATTGGTACCGATGCTGGAAGAAAAACGTTAGTTACTGCTAGCCTTGTTGCAATGCTTGGAGCATTTGCACGTAGCAGATTCCCACAACTAAAACTCGGAGGAAGTAAGCTTTACTTCAGGATATAAAATGGCAGCAACCACAATACAGAGAAGTTTCGATAGCACGCCTACGGATAAAGAATATTTTTCTTTAACTGATAATATGAATAGTAGCAACCTGGGTAATATCCAAGTGCCACAGGGATCCACTAGGATATCCAGGGTGGATTGTGCCTTTGATACCAAGAATGCTGCT